GTGTAGATGGATTCATAACTAAGTCAAAACAAATCATTTCATAATCATTTTGAACTTCATTATGTTCACCTTTTTTTGCTAAGGAACCAACACCACGTGAAGAAACCCCCATCGTAACACCTTGTCTCATTAAGTTTGCTGCCACATCACCCTTAGATGATACAATACCTCTTTCATGAAAACCTGGTGTTGTCAACAATCTTAGTTTACCTATAAGAACATTGTCCTCCCACCATATATCATCAATAATGTGTGATACTCTGTCCAAATCAATCAAAGATGATTCAGGGTGGTTAAGTTCAGATGTTGCCAAACCTTTAGATATTGTTTGTTTATATTTTTCAGCTTCTCTTTTTAATATATTTTCAGGATATACACGACCATTTCTATTTGGTGTACCATACTTTTGTAGTGTTGCGTAAAATACAAATGGTTTAGAGTGGTCTAATTGTGATTTTTGTTCATTAACAAAATCATTATCTACGGCATTTTTCATAGATATATGACCTGCATCATATTCTATCAATATTCCTTTACCTATTTCATTCGGTTTAAGTATCTTCATATTAAAATATTTATAGATAAATATTAGAATATCTCAAAGTTTTTACTTTTTAACTTACTTTTGGCATATTGGATGGTAAAATATTTTGATTTCTTTAATACATTGTCATGAACTTCTTTTAATATATGGTTAAGTTCATTTGATAATTCGTCTGATTTGAATTCAAGATTTTCTTTAGTAAAAAATGTTATTTCAAGATTTAAAAAACTTGCTTTGTCAATTTTAATTCCACTTGTCCTTAAATCTAAATCAACAATACAATGTTCTTTGAATATTGATTTATTATAAATTTCTAAAACTTTATGTTTTATGTTACGAGATATTGTTCCAACCACTCTATCCCAATTATCTTTTTCTTGTGTTGGTTTGACCCATGTTTGTAATACTAAATAAATTGATTTTAATTCTGTCGCGTCCACACTACCGTAATAACACTTAGCATCTTGAAATAATTCCAATTTTGATGTTTTTCCTTTTTTCATTCTTTTTCATTTGTGAAATGTTTATTTGTTGTAGTGAAAATATAATAAAAAAATACTTATTAACAAATTTAAATTTATTTGTATATTTATATCAATAACACACATTTTTTATATGATAAAAATAATAATTGGAAAAGGTGAAAGTTTAGAAAAAGCTTTAAAACGTTACAAACACAAAGTTATCAAAACAAAACAAATTGAACATCTTCGTGCTAAACAAGAGTATTTGAAAAAATCAACTCTTAAAAGAGAACAAATAAAAAAGGCTAAGTACAAACAACAAATCGCCCAAAGTAACATTGACTAATATTTATTGGTAACAAACTACCAAGAATATGAAAAACTTTATTATGAATTTACTAGGAAACGGTTCTGACGTTTCATCAAAAAGATTCGCATCTTTATTTACACTATTAAACGTAATTGTCTTAACTTACATTGCAACACTTACATCTAAAGAAGGTATAACACCTGAATATATGTTTGATGCACTTTGTTTAATTGCAGGTGGTGGATTAGGACTTACAGTTGTAGAAAAGATTTTCTCAAAAGGTTCAGACAAAAAAGCTGAATAACAAAAAACCCCTCTTTTGAGGGGTTTTTATTTTAAAGTCCTTCTGACAATTTTTTCAGTTTGTAGTATGATATGGAATCAATTGGTGTTGATTCAATTCTTTGTTTTGTTTCGTTAAGTTTCTTGTTTGTATCTTCATCACTTTCGTTAACTATTGAAAGTTTTCCAAGAACTTCAGTTTTCAATCTTTCAATTCCCTCATTTAATTCATCTTGGGACATTCTTAAAATTGATTTTAATTCAAATAATTCTGATTCACTTAATTGTGAATATTCTTTTGCGAATGTGTCAGCCGCAACCCCAAACATAGACTCCAATGGGATGTTAATTGATTCAGTTAATGTTGATTCTTCTTTTGCGTCAGACATCAACTTCCACATTTGTTTTCTTGATTCAACCAATTTAGTAAAATCATCAGCCGTTTTGGCAAATACCATATTATCTAATAACTCATATTGGTTTTCAACATTTTCACCCAATGTTTCAACCCAAGCATCAAATTGTTCAAATTCACGTTTGTTATTGTTAATTGTTGATTTAATAAAATCAACAGAAAGTCCCAAAAATTCTTTTGCAACCTCTTCGTTTAATCCTTTGGTTTTCATTAAGGAACCATATTCAACATACAGTTCACCAACAAATTTGTTGTCCTTAATAAAATCTCTAAATTCTTTTATAATTTGTTTAAAATCTTCGGTTTTGTATGTTTTAACCAAAGCATTTTCAACAATACTTTTTAATAATCCAAAATTTCTCATATCAATAAATATCTTAACTATTTAATAATTCATTTAGTTTGGTTTCAATTTCATTAATTGATGTTCTACCTTTTGATAAATCAATTTCATCTCTACCACTAATTAAATCATCTTCCAAAATTAAATTCAAATCATTCATTCTACTTTCAGGTGTGATTTCACCTCCTGCAGGTGCCTCAGGAGCTTCAGGAGCTTCTGGTGGTGCTCCCATGTCTCCACCTCCTCCACCTAATCCACCTAAACTACCCATATCACCACTTGGTGGTGCTCCCATGTCTCCACCTTCAGCAGGTGGTGCTGCAACCTCACCAGGCTTCTTACCATACAATCTATCAATGTTATCAAAGATACCTGTATGAATAATAACTTCAGGTGTTTTTTGTAATTCAGCACCAACCGCTTTTTCAATTCTTTGTTGTTGGATGTCCAATTTGATTTCCTCATCAGAAAATCCAAGAATATGTTTTTTAGCCCACGTTGTTGATACCGCTTGAATACCGTTACCAGGGTCGGACACAGCATCTTTATAAAGAAGAATTTTTTCTTTCCAATTCTCAATCTTTAATAAATCAGCTTGAGTTGATGGGTTTGTTAATCCTAATGTAAAGTTTGTTAATTCATCTTCAAAACCTAAAATAAACAAGTGAATAATTGCAATCTTGTTTAATTCTTGAATCATAGATTTTTGAATTCTATTGATGGTTCTAGCAAAACGAATATCTTGTAATGCCAAGTTTTTACCATCACCAACAACTTCTTCAAAACCTAAGAAAGCCTTTGGTACACGAAGTGCTGTTAATAATTTCTTTTGAATGTATTCAATATCGGCAATTTCAGAAAGGTTCTGAGCTCCCGCTAATGTTTCAATTGGACTTGTTTGAGCTGGGTCACGCACAGGAATGAAATAATCTTGGTCAACCGCCATTTGGTTCATTCTTAAGTCAACGTTTCCTGTTTTAGAATCAACAACTTGGTCTCTTTTGAATTTGTTTGCAATTCTTTGGATATATGGTTCAACATCCTTATCATCCATGTTACCAACATAAACTTTAAATACACGTCTTTCAGGTGCTCTTGATGTTCTATACACCAACATAGCATCTTCTGATAACAATAATTGTTTCCAAGTACGTCTTGCCTTTTCCAACATTGATGTACCATAAGGAAGTTTTCTATCATCACCCAACAAACGGAAGTGAGCCACTTCCCAAGTGTTCATTTCCATATCTTTTACTTTCCATACGAATTTCAAAGATTTTGCGTCCTCAGTTGTATTATGTGATGGTTTAATTTTCATACCACGTTCCAAACGTTCAATTTCAATGTTTGGAAGTTGTTGACAACCCATAATACCTTTTTCTGAATCTAATTTTAGGTAAACAAAGTTATCACCATACTTACATGTGTTTCTTGTCCACATTGGTAAGTTGGTGCTAATGTCTAATCTGTTATTAAATAAGTCTGTTAATACCCCCTTAATTCTATTTGATTCTGAATAAATTTGTAAAATATGTCCGTCTTCATTTGTTGTTGTAGATTCCTCAGCATAAATGTCAAGTGCCGCTGAAATCTCAGGTGTGTATTCCATACTCTCGTAATCGTAGTATGAACCCAATCTTGTTGGTTCGTAATAAATTGCTTGAGAATATAAATTATTTTCTACTTTACCCCACTGTTGACCAAGATACATTGTTTGTTGAGCTTGGAGTTTTTCCTTCTCAAATTCCGACTTATCTGTGGTTTTTAATAATTCCTTCTTATCAAATTTATAAACTGGAGGCTGTTGACCCAAAGTTGAGTCGGGACCAAAGACTTTGGTAAGTCGTTGCCATATGGTGAAATTGTCTGCCATCCTTCTAAATATAGTATCTTTTTTTTATGAATAAACTTTATCTTCTACCGAATAACCATAAATACTGTTCATAATCCTTTTTTGTTGGATTTGATGAAAAAGCATCTTGATATCCCGTTGGGGACATAACTGGCATTCCTGGGTTAAATTGTGTAATTTCCCTGTTTGTACTATCATCAGCAACGGTCCAAGAACTTAACATTGCTTTTGTTTGTTCATTAACCTTTTCAAGTTGGTTATACGCATTTTGTCCCACATATAAAGCCATTGATACCGACATAATCAAATCATCATGGTGTCCTTTCATGTGGTCAGGTCGTCCGTTCATATAGACATACGTGTTCATCTCACCAAGTAATCTAGCGGAATACAATTTAAATCCATGTCTTAACGCTTCCTCAAACGCAGCAATAATTTGAACCCTTTTACCATTAAAGTTTATGCCTGGTATTTTTTCATTTGACTTAACAGTTGACTCCCAAATATTACCATAATTGATTCCATCAACATATAAGTTTTTATAACCCATTTCTTGTAATTTTCTTGACGTTGAAACCCCCATACCACCCGTAATATCAATTACAATAAACGCATCATAGTAATTTCCCCACTTATATGCAATTTCCGCAGCAACATCAGGAGGTAATTTTCCAACATATTCCGCAACCTGTTCCCTTTCATCAAAATCAATAACTTGGAATGATGTAAAATCTTCAGAATCACCTCTTGATACATCCATACCCATAATATATCTATGTCCAATAACTGGTTCTTTCCAAATCCATAACTGATTTTGAACCATCTTTGATTCTGGCTGACGAACCATTTGGGTTCTAATCTTATCGGTTAATTCGGCGTCAAATACGTTATCACCTGAACCCAAAAAGTTACATTCTAATTCCTGAGAAATTTTTCTCTTATCAAATTTTAACTTTTTAGCCATTGTTTCAAACCAACTTGAACATACTTTGTAACCATCATCCATTAACTTTTTAAATTCAACAAAATCTCTTTGACTTGTTGGTATTCCATCAAAACTTATAATTTCGGGATTTGGATATTCTTCACGATTTAAAAAATAATGTATTAAATCTTTTACTTTAATAAAATATAAATCTTTTGTGTATCTTGGGTCTCTCCACCAAAACATTTCCGTTACTTTAAAATTGTTCATTCCTTTAATCGCCTGTTCGTAGATACTGTAATAAATTGCATCATATCCGTTAGGGGTTGAAATAACAATAACTTTACCACCTGTAGATAACGACGCCATACAAGCCGCCCAAAAATCATCGTTGGCCTCAATGTACGCAGCCTCGTCAAATATCAATACGGTAGGGGTATAACCACGAAGTGCGTCAGGTGAAGTTGCAACCGCTTTAACCTCACACCCATTTGATAATTTAAAGTGTCTTTGTGAATTCTTTTCAGTTGAAAATGTTACACCCATCCAATTAGGCCACTGTTCTGTGAACCCTCTAATCTTATTAGCAAATTCTACAGCGGTATCTAATTTGTTGGCAATTACAAGAATTTTTTCAGGTTTTTGTTTGTTGGCAAAAACAACTTTTTTAGATGCCCAAGCGGCTGTAACTGTTGATACTCCAGCCTGACGATATTTTAAGGCGATGTTTTCCTCGTAGTTATCGTAATCTTCTACTAATGTTTCTTGGTCGGGAAATAAATCTAATGGAACAAATTTTGACTGCGTATTGTCATACGTTTGTAGATAGGTTCTTAAGGCGTAAGGGGTGTTTTTAACACACTTGGCGTATTCTATAAGGGCTTGTTCTTTTGTGATACTCATCCCTTATAAATACTCCGTTACTTATTTGGCGGAGTATCTATACCTAAATCACTTAAGAAACTCAAGTCAATATCATCATCGTCATCTGAAGATGGATAACCCATGTCATCTTCGTCATCATCTTCATAATTTGAATTACCTAAAATTTCTTCTAAATCTTGTTTGTTCAGTTCATCAATAATTTGGTCAGCAATACGTTCCATTTCTGTATATGCCGTTGCATCACCCTTATTAACTCTTTGTGCTAAAGATGTGAATTTGTTTTTTGGTAATTTAGAAAATTCTCTAAAGATTAAACTTTGAACAATCTTCATGTTATCTTCCAATACTTTTGCTGGGTATGATTCTAACAATTTTTCCCACAAATATGTACCTGTGATAATATCAAATATTTCATTTACTAATGTATCGGCAGTTTGCTTAACCATTTGAGCTTGAATTGGGTCAGTTGGTAAAGACGTTGCTCCTAAAATATCATAATAACCTTTAATTAATTCATGAACCAAAATCGGGAACATAACAGCTTTTGCTCTAACAACAAAATTTCCTGTGTATTCACCTTCTTCATCTTGTTCCATTTCAACTTCTTCAGAACCACCCATGTTTTGTCCTGCTGCTGCCATTTGTTGTACCATTTCAGGTGGTAATAACCAATACAAGTAATCATTCATCGCCATCAAAGCGCCATACTTGTCAGTAATACCAGGTTCCATTTCTTCCAATGAATCTCTGATTAATTCAAACATAAAGTGTCCTTTTTTAGCCGCTCCTTGAATGATTGCGTTCATAAACCTACGTTTTGCAACCATGTAATCAAAGTTTTCAAACGCATCTACAAATTCTTCTAAATTCTCACCAGAATCTTCAAACGCTAATTCAATATCTTCAGATGAAAACTCTTCAGGTTCTGCTTGAAAATTTTCATTTCCTGCTTCACCCATTCCAACCAACTTAGGGTCAAATTGTATAAATTCGGCATATTTTGGGTCAACCAATTCATTTGATACTAAATCTTTAGCCAATTGTTCAAGTTGTTGTCTTCTTGAACTTTCAAATTGACTAACTTCGCCAAACAATCTCATCATCATCATTTGAAGTCCACCCATGTTATTTGGAACATTCATTCCCAAATATCTTTCAAGTTTTGTTACAACATCTCTAAATCTTTTAGATGCTGCAATTTCTTCAAACGATTGTCTATCATCTTCACCTTTTTTAGGGATAAATGGACTATTAGAAAGTGGTGTTTCACCTCTTTCAATTGCACTTTTTAAATCAGGGTTAATTCTAAAACCTGTTGGTTCATCAATTGGCGCTTCAAATATTTTTCTTTTGTTTTTCATTATTTTAAATTATAACCCATTGAGGTGAATGTATTATAGCTCAACCATTTTGGTCCTTTAGCTTTTGGATTTGGTTTTTG